AGGCAAACATCCACAGCCACGGCCCAAGTATCTCCAGTATGCGTCCCACGTTATTTTGCTAACCGCTCAGACCAGCCAACACATAGAAAGCTAATCCGGCCCATCCCAATGCGTGACCATAGGAGCTTTCCCAGTTTGGTCGCCATGTCCAAGACGCAAGTGCAGCAAGCACGAGAAGTACGAGTGATACAACCTGTAGAATTTGATGTGTTGCCATTATGAAATGCCTCCCTCTTTTGGTGCAGACGGCACCAGATATGCCACGCCGAAACTGATGACTGTGATCAGTGCACCCGCCACAACCACAGGCATAGTGATGTTGAACAGACTCAGCACCCAGATAACGATGGTCGTAACTGCTGCCCCTACTCCACCCGCTGTAACCTTACGAATTGGAGCAGCTGATGGTGCATCCACAGAAGCTTCACTCATATACAAGCCTCCAGACCCAGATCATTAGCCAGTGCTCCAAAGCGACCAGAGCTCCACCAGCGGTTGCCACAGCATTGTGTCCTAGAATGCGGGCTGATGATGCGGTGCCCCATCAAGTACCTGATGTCTGGGAACAACTTCAGGGCAACCTGACACACTTCAAGCGTACCCTGGTACTGAGCATCGGACACTGGCGTACTACCAGAACCGTTATCTTCGGTCTCAACTGTAACCGTCTGGTAGTTTGGGTTCTGGCTGTTCCCTACAATTCCCGTCCATTCGTTGCCAGACTCCAATATACCATTGGCCCAGGAGCCATCACGAAGATTCACGTACTGGTGCTTCTGGCCTCCCAGCCCTATACCAAAGTGAGAAGAGACCTGCGAAGCAGAGTTCTGGAACCAGTTGTCGCAAGAAGAGAGAGTCCCTGCCATTGTGTGAATCACAATAGCTACTACCCGCATGCCTGCTCTGCCGTTGTAGTGATTGGGACTATTGATATACTGAATATTTGCTTCTGGCGGAATAGGCGGGGGCTTGTCTCGCGTATACAATGGACTTCTGGAGGTAAGATGTCCGGTCCAGGTTGGGTTTAGCGCCAGTAGCCAACCTTCAACGGAATCTGCCCCGGACTCAGACGCCAACCACCTACCATCTTCCATCGCAGCCAAGGCGCGTGTGATAGCAGATTGTTGTTGGCTCAGAGTAGCCATTCGCCATTCCAGATCGTCGTTCATCAGTACAGTGGCTTCCTGGGGTTAGTCTGAATGTTGGGATCCAGAGCCTTGACCCAACCATCCACAGTGTCAGCCCCACCAGCCCAACGAGCCTCAAGTGCTGCTCGTATTGCATTGGTCTGGTAAGCCTGCTGCTGCTCAAGCTGATTTATCTTGGCTGCCATTTCCTCAGGGGTCATGGTTTACTCCGTTCATGCTATGTTGTTCCTTGGCTGTGATGAGGAGTTCGTTCTGTTCTTCCTTGAATTCAACACTGTAATTCTCTGGCAATTTCTCACCAGCCTGGTCTGCTATCAAGAGAATTACATCGCGCACGTTCTGCTCGGCAATCTTAGCTGCATTTATAGCAGCCTGCACTACCGAGTTTGCCTCATCGGAGTGCCCTATCAAGTAGGACAATCTCCTTGCCGTATGATTGTTGAGTTGCAGTATTATCATGGCGCTCCTAGTGCGGATATGCGGGAGTTGGACAGAAGACTACCCACAGATTGCCATTCATACCCATACCCGTATTGCAGTTCATCTGCACAGCAATAACCGTCCCTGCACTGACAAGAACTGCACCACCAGCTCCATCATAGCCAGTGTGCCAGCCATAGTTTGTGGCTCCTGGAGCAGGGTTGTTGAAGTTCTGTTGCGTCCCGATACTACCGCCAAATCGGAAACGGATGAAGCCGCCATAAGGCGAAGGTGCACCACCACCGAAGTAGCAGTGTATCATTCCCGCCCAATAGCCCGTTCTGTTGACGGTTATAGCTGCGATGTCTTGCCACTGTCCACCAGTACCTGAGCTACCTACACTGAGACCAGTACTAAGGATAGATAACTCGGCAGGCAAGACTCTGTTGTATGCAGCTTCCCAGGATTCGCCGTTTGACCACACACGATTGGGACCCCAGGCACTATTGGCTCTAGCTTGCCAAGTGTCTCTCTGGTTGACCATGTCGTTGTAGTAACCGACGTAAGCGTTGTAGTTCTGCTCCCAGGTAGCGCCGTTGTTCCACTGGCGGCTTGGTCCCCAGTAGTAATCTGCTTGTCCACGCCAGTATTGTGCAGACTGGCTCCAGAAGACAGCATTTACTCCCTGCCCAGGGTAGCTAAAGGAATAGCCCTGCGGATCTCTGGCATTTCGCCACTCACTACCCCATTGAGCATTCCACTGCTCAGCGGTAGAGGAGTAGAACTGTCCGTTGCCCCAACCTGGTGGATGCTGTGCCCCCATTCCAGAACTGCTCTGGCCTCCACCAGTGTCACGAGCATTGTTGTACTCTGCGACATACATGGGATACCACTGTCCAGCGGTGGTACTCCAAAGCTGTCCACTTACCCACCCTGTAGGATGCGGACCAGTAGAGGTATCCCTAGCATTGGCGTACTCCGTATTGTAGGAACCCTGCCATTGCGAAGACGTGGTAGACCAACGTTGTCCAGGAGTATACCCAGATGGAGGATGAACTCCTGTACTAAGGTCGTTAGCCTGTCCGACCCAATACCCTACTTGAGAGGCAGCGTATGTCATGCAGCCCTCCACTGGATACCATTGCTCTTGTAGCAGTAGGCATCGCCAGCTACGATGACACCGTTCTGGACAGCACCAGTAACCAGATTAGTAGACCCTCCAAACACTGTGCTGCCGCCAGTAGCAGTTACCGTGATGGTACCAGCCTCAGCAGCAATTGTGATGGGTCTTTCTGTCAATGTTGGGTCTGGAAGCACTACGCTCTGCGCAGATGCTAGATAACCGAAGAAGAACAGTTTACCTGCCAACATCGTAGCAGTAACAGGTGTGACGTTGGACCTGAGAGTTGTGTTCTTGTACATGCTCTCAGGATCACTACCCGTACTAGGGTGCAAGTAGGCTAAGCACGTACCGCCAGATGGGTTCTCCAGAGCAATCCCAAACGCTGCCGAAGTACCAAGCGGGGTACCAGTGGCTATAACGTTGTTGTCCTGTGTGACGAGGTACTGAAGGCGTGTGATACCAGTGACTTTGGTACGCACAAAACCTTCCATCGCAACGCGGCCGACAGCACCAGCAGGTATCGTCTCTACAACAACACCAACCATCTCACCCCTGGCACCTGCGACTGGCATGATAAAACCTCGGTCCACAGCAGGATCGAGCATTACCACATCGCCACTTACCCGTTGAGCACCTGTATTGTTTACGAAGTCCTGGCTTAGCCCACCTGTGAGGGTGATAGTGGAGAAACTCCACCTGCCAGTGATTACTTCGTTGAAATCAAAGAAGGTACTCCTATCGCTAAGGTTTGAGTTGAATCTGGTGGTGTCCCTAACACCCGCGTTTGGTGTAGGGTCATCATCGGTTACTTCCGGGAGTAGAAATCCGTGCCGAACGGTTGTTTGCATTGCTCACCTCACTCAAATCGGAGATCTGCCCAGGTCATATTACCAAGATCTGCCCACGTTCTGTCCGTCATGTTACTGGTATCACCATGCCACGTCACCTCGCTATACTCGAGGAAGTATCCCAGGTGAGATGGTTTGATACGCTTGATCATGAGATCGATGTTTGCCTGTACGTTGGGCGGAAATCCCTTGGGTTTGATGATGCGAATACTAAAACTATAACGCCTTAGATCAGTTGGCGGCAAGTCGAAGTACTCGATCACTGCAATCTCATCGGCGTAGTTGGCAATCTGCGAATGTATATATGCTGGCGTGGGTGTTGCTGTACCCTGCATTCTAGCGATGATATTCGCCCTGCGCTGTTGTAGCGTAGCATCAGGATCAGCAGGTGAACTGAACATCTGCTCCCAGTACGTCATCGCAGCTTCGTTAGCTGTACGCGCAAACCAGGCAGAATGCATCGGTTCTAGTTGGATAGTGCTTGCTTGATCTCCGATAGCGCGGTATATTTCACTGTCGGACATGAAGCGAGTAAACCTGGCTAGAGGGTCGAATTCAAACCCAATAGCCATTAGGAACTGCTGCATGAAATCATCTTCTTCCCAGTAAGTGGGCAGATTCTCCATTAGAATCTCGCCCCAACCGTAGAAATCCTTGTCGTTCATACAGCCGTAATTGTCCCTGCAACTGGTTTCTCTGTGCCTGTTAGTGTGACGTTTGCAGTGCTGAAAGTCGGCGCTCCAGCCCTGCGAATACCGTAACCTGTGGAGTACATATCAAAGGTGTCAATACCATCACCACCAGCGATAGCTGCCTGTTGCACGCGGTAGAACATGACATGCCCATCTTCGCCACCAACAGGCTGAGCGTTGAGGAAAGTGGTGATTGCACTTCTGACTTGCTCTTGTACCGCCACAAGGTTGAAGCCATCCTTGACCGTCAGTGTAAATCTGGCCTCGACCAGTGCAGCCACAGCAGCTTCTACCGTGACGTGCGCACCAATTGGTCTACGGGTCTGGATGTAATCGTACACCTTGCCCACCGTAGCACTGTCAGGAATAGTGTTGTCTGAGTTGACTATGACTACCTTGACGGTACCATATCCAGCCCACTCTTCAATAACACTTACTGGACCTAAGCTAGTACCTGGGGTTTCGCGCGCCCAGATCTGGTAGTCTGTATCGTTACCACCAGCAGAACGCTGGCGAACCGTCAACAGGAACCTGCTCAGAAACAGTCTATCTGACTCTCTGTCTACACCGTCTCTAGCTGGTACAGGGTTAGATACTCTGCTAACGAAAGAAACAGGTACAGCCAATCTGTTTATAGCACCCGCTAGAACATTGCCGTTTCTACCTGCTACTGCTGCCTGAGCATGAACACCAGTGAAGACTTTGTAAGTAGATGTCAGGTCTGGTACGTTGCCAGCATCCCAATCCTCAACGTTCAAGGTCGTAGCGCTGTTGTTGATAATCTTGCGCCACTGGTTGATACCCTTGCCCAGAGTTATCAGGACATAATACCCTCTCCACAAGTCTGTTGCCCACGCCACAGTATTGTCTGTCAAACTGGTGGTAGTGGCAGAAGTTACCAGACCCGCAATCGGGTTAGCAAACTGTATGGGAGCGGTCTCAACACTATTGAAGATCAGAGGTCTGTCTGTGGTGTTAGGGGTAGCTGTTGTACTGAAGGAAATGGTACTAGGGATCACTGTGCCGACAGCAGCCGTAACTTCCATAACCGTCTGGGAGAAACTGGCTGTATTGCGCAGGACACCATGTTCTTCAGCACGTAGGTCTAGCAGCGACCCACCCATGAATTGCGCAAATCCCTGTGGAAACAGATCATCCAGACGCTTGTACAGTTTCTCAAACTCGGGGGCCTGCGCAGCGGTCATATCCCAAGGCACTTGTCCCTGGCGCTTGTCGTATGGTAGCCCATTGGGTGCTATCCCAATCCGGTCCATGACACGAGCTTGGATGATATCTGTTGTGTTGTTGGTCTGGAAGGGACGAACAGGCAGATTGACGCTAATCCGGAAGCCGTTCTCCAACTGTGCTACATCTTCGCCACCATTATCAACCACAACGGTATAAAAACCGATAGGGACAGTGTTGGCGGGAACAACTACACGGACCAAACTACTGGTCACTAGTTGGAAGTTTGCCAGTGGATACACTACTGGTGGATCTTCCGGGCTTAGCAAAGTGACTATAGATGTAGTAAGAAAACCAGTTCCTCCGATCTCCAGCGTTGTATCTACACCAACGGCGGACAGCGAAGGAGATACTGAGGAAATTGTTGTCACCGAATCGTCCTTGCGAAACTAAACTCTTGCTCGTGTCCAGAAATGGTAACTACACGGAAGGTCAGGTATAGTTGGTCTCCCTGTACCTGCGTTACGAAGTTGTCGATGAAGCGAATCAGGTCTATATTACCAAGACACTCGCGCACATAGCGCTCAGCAACTGCCTGGATTGCTAGCTCGCTCAAACCGCGCCCAATGATGACCCAGAAGTCGGAACCAAACTCCTTGTCATAAGCGTTGTACATCAGTCGTTCTGTAATCATCGACTTGACGATCAACTGCTCAAGAGTCATGGCAGGGTTGGCAAACACAAACTGGTTGCTGTCATTGAACACAAGCAGAGACCCGTCTGTGCTATCAAAGTTCAGCAATGGCGCTGTGCCCCATGTTGGTTCGGTAGAAGGGTCCCGGACGTCTACAGTGAACGCTGGATCCTCAAACCTGGGTACGGTTTGTATTGGCATCAGGTTACTTGTCCGTCAGCATTCAGTACAGCGTCTATGAATTCCAACAGATTGCGGTCGACCATACCCCAAGTCATCGTCTCCAACTTGGCTTTCAAATGGTCGTAGTCTGCATCCTCTAGCTCGAGAACACCATTGCTGGCATCAAGTTTGTCTAAGATACGGATACCTTTGCGCATTTCATCGATATCCACACCTTTTTCTCTGTTCATAGGTTGGCGAATAATGGTGCGTATAAAATCTCCATACACCAGCGTTTCGCCATCTGTCTCAATGGTACGGAGAGGAATCTGCTTCACGCCAACCCTACCACGCGCATGACGAACGTCAGGTCGATAGCATCTATCGCCGTATCCAAACTGTTGACAGCAGCCTTCAGCGCATCCTCCTGATCAGCTGTGAAATAGTATGGTGGCGTCTTCAAATCAGTAGCAGCAAAGAAACGTGCATCTTGATCCAACGCTACCTTCGCAGCAAGGAATGCACGCAGATGCTGCCCGATAACAGCATTGATCTCATCAGCACTGCGTGGATTTCCACCAACTGTACTGGGTGCTGATCCAGGTTGAGTTGGCAATACTGGGATAGTCATACGCCTAGTTTCTCCTCTAGTTCTTCGACACGTGCATTGAGTGTTCGCACAGCATCCCACAAGATAGGTACCAACGCACCATAGTTGATACCTGCTGGCTCATTCGTTTCCGGGTCAAGACCTACCACCTCAGGGATGACTTCAACCATCTCTTCAGCGATAAAACCAACCGATGGTCGATCGAACACTCCATTTGCGTCAGCATGTTTCGGAGCATGTTGTTTCTTTCGCTTATCTCGAACTGTATAGCGAACAGGTCGTACACGCTTATCTGTAACAATTGACATTCCATCAACAAACGTCTCGACATTAGACTTGTTCTTGATAGTTGAGCCGTTGTGGAAACCGTTGATGTCGATGTAGCCCATCGACGTACCGTCCCAGGTGCGGTGCCACTGATGCCAAGCGTCGTAGACGTAGGTCTTCAACTGGTTGGTGCTAGTCGGGCGCACCTCGCGTACGTTGTCGTCAACAAATCGCAGCCCGCTGCTGCCATTACGCACGACCACCACGTCGGCGTTGACCTCATTAGGTGACCAGCAACGCGGTTGGACGTTGACCCAGGTGCCGTCCCAGTACAGCCCGACACCAGAGTTGTTCGCCATCCAGTAGTAGCTACCCGAAGTACCAACTCCACTCGCGCCATAGAAGCGATGCCACGACCCGTCATAGACTAATGTCACGCCGCCATTGTTCGAGAACCCATAAGTAGTACCATTGCACATGATACTGTGCGAGGTATGAATCCACGTTCCGTCCCAGCCACCGATATAGATGCCGCCATTGCCATTGAAGTAGAAGCCACCCCATGACATCACGTTCATGTTCACGGCCTGAAAGAAGCTGCCGCCGTCCCAGTTGATGTAGTAGCTGCCGTTGTTCTTGAAATAAATCGGCCCCGTGCCCACATCAATACCATTGCAGACAATGTAGGGACAATTTATCTGTCCAGAACTAAGATTACCCGCAACGCTCAGCGTACTATTGAGTGTTGCAGCACCACCAACAGTTATTGCTCCATCTTCTTGTAACGGCCCCTGGATATACACATACCCGTCATCACGGGTGTAGAAGATGTTGCGATTGACATTCGAGTTGACGTGCTGAAAACCGTAAGTCGCGCTAGTCTCTCCCAAACCAGCCATACGGAAGCCGTAACCTGTCAGCGGGGCTGTGCGGAGACCAATACTGCCAGCCAGATCTATGGTCATCTTGGTAGTTTGAGCCAATGCTCCGGTACCTGCTACCGCCGATTGGAACAGGATCCCACCAGTGCTAGCGATAACTACAGTCGAACCCGCGCTGGTATCGTAGCGCTGCCAACTAGCTCCATCCCACCAGGCATTACCACCTACGTGAGAACCCTGTTTTGAAGAGAAGAATCCGTAACCATCTGTAGATTCCATTGAAATATGTGTAGCCGAGTTGACAGGGTTACGAATACGTTCATTTGCACTACCAATAAACATCGTCGCGCCTGCTGTGCCTGACTGGCTGACACCCCATAGCCACTGGATTCCAGTGACAGGGTTAGCATGAGCAGGTGCGATGGCTGCCGAGATACCGCCAGAACTCAGATTGAAGTAGGTGGTCGGGTTCGCTACGTTGTAAGCTTGAAAGTTCGTGCCATCAAAATAGGCGTTCATCGACACCCAGATGCCCGCGCCATACGAACCAACCGCAGTGGGAACAAAGTTGATCGACCCTGTCGGGCTGCTGATCAGGTTACGCGCCAGGTACATATCGCGAGGCCTGCCGTTGGCCCCGCTGGCCCCGATGTCTCGAGTATTGTCGTAGGTAAAAACGACATTACCATCCAACGAAACCAAGCCATTGGAGATAGAAGCTACCACATTCTGCGCAGCAACCAACGTCAGGATCCCTGCGGCAGGCAGATACATACCTGTTCCAGTGTTGCCTCCACCAAAGGAGTAACCTGGAGCAGCACTAGTTCCAACGGCTGCCAGGAACTGAGTACCTGCGTATACATTTCTTGGTCTTAGTGCACTAGACCCAATGTCTCTGGTATTATCAGCTGAAAATAGCAGATTGCCAGTTAGCGTTCCACCTACCAATGGCAGATACGTAGCAGCGGCAGATGCTATAGTAAGGTATCCACCACTAGGCCCACCAGGATTAGCAGCGTAACGAGCATCGCCTTCCACCGCTGTTAGATACTGAGGGTAAGGATCAGTGTCCGTCTTCCGTGGGTACAATGTATCCGCAGTCGCCTGTGTCATACCCTGGAAGGTTAGATCTGTCTCTGTACCCGTGGTATCTCGAATATATACCTTGTGATCGGCCTTGGCATACAGACGCACCTGGCCTGTGTTAGGAGTAACAGGTGTTGCTATCTCGGCAAGCTGTGTATAAGTACCAACGTTTACGTTCTGGTCTACTGTTAGCTGTGCACCAGACAAGCGCAATCTGCCAGGCATCTCTTTGTACAGAGATTCTCCATCACTAGCAGGCGTCCACTTGTATGTGTTGGCGACAATACCATCAGCAGTTACGCTTCCAGACGCAACAATGTTCTGAGCAGTGAGATTAGTAAGCGTCAACGGGCCAGTTAGCGTACCGCCAGTAAGCGGCAAGTAGCGTGCATCAGTCTGGGCCTGAGACATGCCACTAATGATCATCTCATTGCCAGCGGAATCCAACTGGTAGTATTTGCCGTCCGACTTGGGATATAGTCTCAGGCTACCAGCAGGTGGATTAGCTGGCGTGGCAATCTGCTTCTGCTCAACGTAAGACGGAGCAAGTAGAGCACCAGGCAGCGTCAACGGAGCAACCAGCTCAGAACCATCCCAAGGAAAATCCTTGAGCATAGGGTTAGCGATTTGCTGCTTCGTCATGGTTGCACTGGATTGAATTGGTCAGTCGAAAGTTTGTACGCCACGTAATCCACGTCCGATTCGCCTTCTTCAACCTGTAGTTCAAATTCCGCTTGGTCCCATAATACCACAGGATAGTTGCCAGCTAGTACAAAAGTAGATCCGTTCCAGAGGGTGAGAGAAATGTTGATCACTCTACCATTACATGTAGATCTACCGTTAGTTGTACCTCTAACAGCCTTCTTTGTCTTCAATGTACTGGCAATAGAAGACGATCCCCTAGAAGTACCCACCAGCACACGTTTCCTGAGCAACAGTGGCGTAGATATAATGGTAATACCGTCTGCTCTACCAGCAAGGAAACGCTTACGCTGGATAATGGGCGCACTAGCGCTTGCCACACCCGCAGCAGAGCCTATCAGCGGGCGCTCACGCTGTATCGTAGCCCCTGCTACCGCTACACCGCTACTGTTTGCAACAACAGCTCGCTTCGCTTTCAGGACAGCATTAGTGGCACTGGTACCCACAGAGGCAGCAGTTATCTGGCGTTTACGCCCAATCAAACCAGATACAGTAGCAACACCATGGATCGTTACTGGCGGTATTGTGCTAGAACGGATTAGAACCTGAGCATCTGCTATCGCAACGCCTGTAGCATTAGCATACAGGGCTCTCTTAGCAATTATCTGCCCAGATACAGTAGACACACCAGCAGATACCACAACCAGAGATCTTCTTCTGGTTGGTTGTCCGTTCTCAGCAGCTACACCGCTAGAAGTACCAGTTAGCAGACGCTTGACGGAAGGCTGCCCTGCTTCAGTTGCCGCACCAGCAGAGAGACCAACTACAACACGACGCGCAGTTAGCTGAGCACTAACTGTCGCTACACATTTGCCACCAGCCGTGTTGATACTAGGCAGCGTCTTAGATATCGTTGCCGTTACAGCCGCTTGCCCTGCTGAAGTAACTACCAGAGAGCGCCTACGCGATGGCTGTCCTACTTCTGTAGCTACACCTGCGGATGTACCAAACAAACTAGGGCGCTTGACGATAGTGACGCTAACTG